GCACTAGCTATAGCCTGCTTTATTTGTAATAGTAATGTTTTCTTACTTAAAATATACATCGTTGTTAATCCAGTTATAATAGCTGGAAATAGCCCCGGAACCATATTTAGCATTTTAAATATAAATCCAATAGAATTAGCCAATATGGTTACAATAGGCGCCAATCCTTCCATTAAAGGAACAAGACCAGTACCAAGTGATGCAACAATTCCTTTAAATGCGTTTTCCATTTGAGTAACTTTATCAGCTATTTCTTGCTGAGCGGCCAATTCTTTTGTTTTATTTTTTAATTGGTCTTGAGTCATATTGGTTATATCCAATCCTTTATCTATTGCCTGTTGTGCTTTCATAGCTTCTTCATCAGAAAGCCCAGATAGTAATTTTTGTATTTGTAATTGCTTAGTAATTTGTTCAACTGTCATTCCTGCTGCATCTGCTAATACTCTTTTAGTAAACATATCTTTATCAGCAAATCTACCAGTTCTTTCAACTTGTCTTAATATTTCTTTTTGTGCATCCACATGCTTACCAGCATATTCCAATGCTCTAGCTTGAGATAAATTAAATTGTCCTCCTACAAATGTTGCTGCTACTAATTCTTTTTCAATACCATTTTCAAAATCAAGTAAACTTTCGGTTGTTTTTAATACATCTTTTAATGTAGTACCTAATCGTCTAGCTTCAACTGCTTGTTTAGCTATTGCATTAATATCTCCTTTAAAGTATGTGTATGTATCTTCAGCTGCTTCAGCAATATCAGCAAATACTTTTGCAGGTGCTACACCGGCTACATTAGCCATATTAGCTATTTGCTGCTCAAGTCCTTGTGCGGTTTCTGCGCTATACCCAGCCATACTCTGCATTATCATAGCTACTTTAGCTGCATCTTTTTGAGCAATTCCAAAGTTTTTATTTAATACAGTCATTGAAGATACTACCGCATCTGACAATCTAGCATTATCTGCAAATTCTCCTTTTAATGCTCCGATTGTATCATATACATCATTGGCTTCTAATCCTAATTCAGAAAATTTATTTCTAATATTTTTAACTTGATTATCTAATTCTTTTGATTGAGATGCGGTTAATCCAGTATCTTCTCTAAACTTTTTAGCTGCTGCTGATAATTCTGTAAATGTATCTAATGCCGCTGCTAATAATGCTCCCATTAATACAAGTGGTAACATTCCCGTTGATAAACTTTTGCCTAGCTTTTTAGTCATATCTACTGCATCTTGAAGAAAGGTTGGTAATTTTTTATATAAATCATCACTTTCTTCTTGAATTTGCTGTAGTCTTTCTTGTTGTTGTATTAAATTTTCATTTAAATTGAATAAATCCGTTAATTTCTTTTTTTCTGCATCTCCTAAATTAGCAATACTTTCTTCAAATTTAAATCTTCTATTGGCTGCTTCAGTTTGACCTAATAAGTCTGATTTTGTTTGTGAAACTGCATCGGCTTGACTGGTGATTGATGTGTATAAATTGGAATATACTTCTAATTTTTTTTGATTAACTTTTAATTCATCATCGCTTAATCCAAATTGTTCTTCTTTTAAATCTAATATATCTTTAGCAAGAGATGCAAATGCCGTACCACCTACTTTATTAGTAGTTATTAATTTTCTAGCACCGCTATCTAATTTTGTAAAAGATTTTTCTAAAGAATTTTGCAATTCTTCATAATCTTCTGCTAAATTATATTGTTCCTCTAATGGTTCAACTTGTTTTTGTAATAACTTTAATCTTTCTCTCTCTCTTTCAATTTGCTTTTCAAGTCTTTTACGCTGTTCCGCACCAACTACCGCAGCCAATTTATTTTGTTCTTCAATTCGCTGATTAACCAGTTCTATATCTTTCAATAGACCTAATCGTATCTCGTCTGCACTATCTGATAGTCTATCCATTAGTTATAGTCATTTGGTATCAATCCCCAATTCTGAAACATTTTAAACATTTCAGGTCTATCGTTTTTTAATTTATCTATTTCAGGCTTATATTTGTAGTTTAATTTATCTACATCGGCCTTTAATTTTTGTAAGACAGGGTCTTTATCAATTAATTTTTGAAGCTTTTCTGGAGTTTTCTTTTTAGTAAACAATCCAAAAAATTCTTTTAATTGAGATTTTTTTATTTTATAATGTGATGCCATTTTCGTTTATTTACACTTATTCAATCTATAAATATCTAATAAAATAAAAAAGTTAGGAATAAGAGTGATTATCTCTTAATCCTAACTTTAGATGAGTTAGCCGATGCATTTGCTTTTTTAGTCTCTTCGTTCTCTTTTTTCTTCGATTCAACTAATTTATTATAGTAAAATCGTCTAAGATGGGTTGGCATTTTGTACAATTCCATCATCGAAAAACCATTACTATACTCCACCATTTCAAATATTTGAGTGTGGAGTAATAGACTATGATTCATCGCCAGGCCAAAAAAACCCTACGCCCATTGGAATAGGCGCCACCTCACTTTCTCCATCTTCATGTACATATGTAAATGTCATGTTCATATCTGGAGAGATTTTTTTAACATGTTCTCTAAATGCTCTACTATCTTTTGCCAAAAATGCATTATTAATAAATTTATTAATATGACCTAAGTCAGAATTTCCATCTACACTCTTAATCATATATCGTAATCTAGTTGTAATTTCATACGAACCATCTTTATTCATTTTTTCTAATGCTGCAATATCTTTATCAATTAATTTCTCGTCACCATGCGTAAGTAATTTAAATACTAATTTATTACCACTTGGTGTTGTAAATTCAAATTCATTTTGATTTGAAAAAATAGAATAATCTACATCTTTTGTTTTGATTTGAGCTAAATCTACAGTCGTTTCAATGGATTTTCCTGCTTTAGATGAATAAAATGAAACATTATAATTAGCACCATATCCTAATAATCTTGTTGCCAATACAATTGCATTTTTATCTCCTACTAAAATATCATCAATATTTACATTATCAACAATAATTGATTCAAATAATTTATCCAATACAATTCCTTTTTTAATAAGATTTGTAGAAGAAAGAATATCTTCCTCTTTTGCAGTCATATATTTTATTGTAATTTGTCCAGAAGATAGAGGATGTTCTTTTGGATATAATTTACCCTTTGATGGTAAATCCAACACTTCTGTTGGGAAATCGAATTGTCTTTGATTCATAACTTTACTTTGTTTAAGTTTGTATATATAAATACATAGTTTTTAAAAAAATAGAAAGCATAAAAAAAGGGATATCTTTCGAAAATCCCTTCTTTTTTTATTTTTTGAATATTAGTATTCAAGAATTGCGTAATCGTAAGTTAGTGTTAATTCGATTGTTGCTGGTTCATTTGTGTTTGAGAAATCTAATTCACCAAAATTAGCTCTTGAAATGAATGCTCCCTTTAATGTCCATTGTTCAACCTTATCACCAACAGGACCTAACATATAAAAACTAATGTCTTTTTTATAGAATTCAGCGTATCCATCTCTACCAGTAATAGATTCATGTGATAATCTCACCCACTCCATTACTAATTGAGCTGCTGAAGGAACTACTGGGTCATACAAAGTAATTTGTAAATCTTGCCACTCACCCTTTCCTTTTAATTTTCTATACACGTTAATATGGTCTATCTTTACAGTTTCAAATTGAATTTCTGGTCTATTTGCTGCTTTAACCATATATGCTGGAATACCCACATTTGTCATTTCCATGTAGTAGCGGTTTTTCATCTTCGGTTCGAAGGTATCCGCTATCATTTGGGTATAATTTAGTATATTATCTGCCATTTTTGTTCCGTTTTATTTTATATTAATAAATATCTACTTTGTTTATTTTCGTATTATGCTGAGAATGATGCTCCAGTTGGTAAGATGTTGAAATCAATTACTATGAATTCAGCTGTCTTAGTTGGTTGAAGGAATATTGCTCCAGCTAATATGTTTCTATCAATTACATCCGGTGTATTATTAGTTTCATCCATTACAACATTGAATGCGTACAAACCTTGTCTTTGTTGGATTGATTCTAAATAAGGAGTCACAGTGTTGATGAATCTTGCTCTAGTCTCAGTTGTATTTTGTTCAAATACTAAGTAACGAGATGTAGATGCTATGAATTTCTTCATAGTGATTAACAATCTTCTAACATTGATTCTATCTAAAGCAGATGCTCTATCTTGCAATGTCTTTTGTCCGAATGCTACAATACCTTGTCCAGGGAATGTTGCGATAGGGT